ATGACATTATCCGAGTATCTCCGCAAACCGAAAGACTATCGTGGAGAATGGAATACCGAGAGAAAGAAGTATATGGGAAAGCGTACACTAATGACAAACATTGATGGTGCTACCTGTTTGGTAATCGAAGGCATGAGCCTTGAGATTATTGATGACTCCGATTGGAAGAAACCCGATGCTGTCAAGAAGGAAATCAGCCGTCAATGCCTGAAGTTCTTTACAGAGCGAGGCATCGAACCTCACTATGCCGATTGCCTTATCCGCTATAAGGACAACCACGATACAGTTGAAGTGCGTATCGCCATCGGAATGGATTCCGATACCGAAAAGGATGATGACATTTTCTTCTATTGCGATACGCTGGAAGATATGAAGTCACTCGCAGAAATTGGCAGTGAGGACTTTTACATTGCCGACTGCTACAGCTTTGGAGTATATGAAGATTTATTATAAACCCCTTAAAACATATCGAGTATGAAGATTTTATGTCAAGAGCGTTATGACAAGGCTGTTGCCTACGCAAAGGAAATTAAGAATGACACCCTGCAAAAATGTATTGACCGTTTGAAACAGTGGGAGGAAAATCCAAACTGCCCATGTGAGATTGAGTTATACTATGACTCGGCTCCACACTCATTCGGATTCCGACAGGTATATCCTGATGGCAGAACCGGCATCGTAGGTGGCTTGCTCTATCACGGTAAGCCTGACCAGTCATTTGCCGTATTGCTGGAGCCTATGCACGGGTGGAGCATACACACATAGGAACTCCAAACCTCTGAAATGAAAAAGCCAACTTAGGTCTGTCGAGTACAGGCTTAAGTTGGCTTTTCTTATGAAAGTTCATCAAACAAATCTCCATAAAGATATTGATGCTCCTTTTCTTCAATCTTATCTATTCTGTATTTGTCATATACATATGTATAAAATGATGTATTGAAATCTATGCCTCCTGGAGATTCTAACAGCAATGAAGTATATTCTTTTATGATTTTTTCCAAATCTAAATCTTGTTCATGAAGCCTATTACACAGTATAAAAAGAGTATCATAATCTATTATAACTACAGGTGCTATATGAGTAGTGGTTAAATTGTATTCTTTTGCAATATTCGCAAATTCGGGTATAATAATTTTATTTATTCCTAATGCAGAAAAGGCTCTGTCTGTTGTGACAACAATCGGAAAGAAAACCTCGACTTTTGATGCATGTTGATCTACAGGAGCTAATCTGTCTTCATTAATTATTGAGTTAATACTATGAAGCAACTGACCAGCTCCTTTTCTTTGCTTATTTCCACCCTTACATATTCGTCTAATAATTTCCTGTTTTATAAATTCTGTATCCGATGAATATTTGATATTATTGTTCAGTGTTAAATCTTTGTATTCAAAAACGAATGCATGGTCTCCTTTTCTAATATAAAAATCAGGTTCTCCTTTACTATCAAAAAAAGGTTTAAGTTCATCCCCAGACATAATTATTTCATAATTACCATCAAAACACTTATGCATCAAGTCATAAAACAGTACTGATTCTGAGAACTTTCTACCCAACAGTGAATTAAAATCTGGAAAGTCTTTAATTATATTACCTTTTTCATCTTTACCGTTTCTTGATAGTACACTATTACAAAAGTCAAATTTCATTCCCTGATAGAATTTATCCACCATAAGATTATGATTTAATAATAGATATAACCCATCTTTTGGACTGTACAAAAAGTGGTTTCGCAAATAATATTGGTCATCATTATCCCATAGATTTGAACATTCCACTATATCAATACAGTATTGATTAAAGAATTCCTTATCAGTTTTCTGAGTATCATCAAATTTTATCCACCTACATTTTAAGCTAGCTTCTAATAAACAAAATAAACGAATAATATACTCTTGCCAATTTGAAACTTTTCTGTCTTCATAAAACCATCGTAAGAATTCCTTAAAAAGAGTATCTTGCTCACAAAAATGGAAGAAGTTTTTTGCTTTTAATAATTGAGGCCTAAAGTCTTTGTACAATTTAAATTCAGCAATAGGTAAATCAACTCTTAAGAACAAAGTATCAATATCTACTTTACCTAAATTATTTAATGGTATATCACTCCATTTTTGAGTGCAATATAGATATGCCTTATATATATTCAAGATATCATTAGATTGCAAATTGCGGTCTACAGCATTACCTTGTTGTAATGCCAACTTACACATCAAGTTGTTACTTTCACAACTGAATAGAGATATAGCGGAATGTGTAGAAATAAAACTATCCAACCTATGTATTGCATTTTCATCTAAATAGCAACGCATTTCATATATTCTTTTCATATGAGCTTCTATATCTGAAAAGGCGAATAGGACTTCATTTTGCCTCTCTACAATGAAATCTAATACTCCAATAGTTGGAATATCTTTCAACAATGATAATGGGTCAACTGTATCATAGTCATCCCACAAATCTTTATATCCTATGGCTATCAATCCATTTATCATAGTAATTACAATTATGATTTTTACAAAGTTACTCCGTTTTTACGAATGAAAGACAGAATAAGCTACAAAAAGTATATGTGAGCGTGAAAATCCCGCTTCACTCGCAAAGTCCCTTCAAGAAGTTAACTCGGAGGGACAATACCTCCACGTTCGAGCCGTGGGTTTTCGGGCAAAAAATTCTCTGCGATAATTTTTCACCCGAAAAAACGCTCCGGTATCGCCGTCCGAGTTGAGACAGAGGTTGGGACTTAGCAAGCGAAGCGACCTACGACGCATAGTACAACAGGTCAAAAATCCATTGCGGTAAGATATGCCGCATCTCTATTCTCAACCTGACTGCCATATTTATATTTCATTATAAGGTCTATCAACCACCGCCATCTTTTTAGCGCCCGATTTTTTAAGTGGGGACAAAAGCAGCTCAGCTCTCAACTCTGCATATTACAAAAGTTATCGTTTTTTCGGTCATACCACCGCTTTTTTCTCGCACATTTTTTTGCCTTCGTTTTTCGCTCCTTCCGACCCCGTTTCGGTGTGGAGCGTTTTCCCTCTTTTCACCCTTGTTTTGCCCCTTTTCGTGACTTTGCTTTCGTACCTGCTATGACAAGTGATGACACCTTATGACTTGTATAGTCTAACGGCTTAAATGTCAATGCTTTATCAAAATTTGCTATATATATTTGCGGTGACAACATTAGTTATTAACGCTAAAAACTCACAGTTATGGCAAAGAAAAATGTAAGGGATGACCCCTCAAAAACACAAGTCACCGAGAACCCGCAGATGAGCGACATCGTGCTGGTTTTAGACAAGATGGAACTGCTCATTCAAGCGGTATCCGAAATCAACAAGAACGGCAAGTATTCCACCGTGCCGGCAGACAAAGAGCATCAGAACTCCTTTCTCAAGATTGACCGCTATGCGACCTTCTTCGAGAACTTCCTCAAGAACTTCTGGAGTCAGTTGAAAGACCCTACACACTTCGGTCTTTTCACGATGAAGGAGGAGGAGTTCGACAAACCCGAAGTCAAGCAGGCCATCGAAGACCTTGCTGAAGGTAAGAAAACAAAAGCAGTGGAAGAGTTTCTCAAAAAGTATGAGATAACCCCCAAAAACCAAACAGAACAGAGTATTAACAATCAAAATTCAGAAGAAATGGCAAAGAAAAATCAAACCCAGCAGCCCGTCGTTGAAGCTAACGACCAGCAGCAGAACAATCAGTATCGTTACAACGAGTCTATGATCAACTGGGACCAGTTGAAGAACTTCGGACTCTCGCGTGAGTATCTTCAGGAGCGAGGACTCCTTGATTCAATGCTCAAAGGCTACAAGACCAACCAGCTTGTACCTATCAACCTTAACTTCGGCTCTGCCGTACTGCGTACCGATGCACGCCTGTCGTTGCAGCAATCCAACACCGGTGAGGTAGTACTCGCCATCCACGGTATCCGCAAGCAGCCCGAATTGGAGCGTCCTTACTTCGGACACATCTTCTCGGAAGAGGACAAGAAGAACCTCCTCGAAACAGGCAATATGGGCCGAGTGGTGGAACTCAAAGGTCGCAACGGAGAGTATATCCCATCGTTCATCAGCCTTGACAAGATGACCAACGAAGTGGTGGCCATGCGTGCCGAGAATGTCTATATCCCTAACGAGATTAAGGGCGTGCAGCTCACCGACCAGGAGAAGAAAGACCTGCGTGAGGGCAAGAAGGTCTATATCGAGGGTATGACCGCCAAGTCGGGCAACGAGTTCAATGCCCACATTCAGGTGAGTGCCGAGCGTAGAGGTATCGACTTCATCTTCGAGAATGACCGCATCTTCAACCGTACCGCCCTCGGTGGTGTGGAACTTACCAAGCAGCAGATTGAAGACCTCAATGCAGGCAAGGCAATCTTCGTGGAGGATATGCAGCGTAAGGATGGCGAACTCTTCTCATCGTATGTGAAACTCGATGAGGCGACAGGACGACCTAACTACACACGCTACAACCCCGACTCACCCGAGGGTGCAAGAGAAATCTACATTCCGAAGGAGATAGGCGGTGTGAAACTTACAGCCGAGGAGCAGAAAGACCTTCGTGAAGGTCGAGCCATCTTCCTCAATGATATGGTGAACAACCGTGGCGAGGAGTTCTCATCGTTCATCAAGGCAGACCTTGAGACGGGACGACTGATGTACTCTCGCACTCCCGACGGCTTTGAGGAGCGTGCCAAGTTCGAGATTCCGAAGGAGATCTTCGGTGCCAAGCTCTCCGGTCAGCAGCGTGCCGACCTTCAGAGCGGCAAGTCGGTACTCGTGGAGGGAATGAAGGGCTTCGATGGCAAGAGTATCTCGCAGTATGTCAAGCTGAACTCCAACCAAAACAAGCTCGACTTCTATAACGAGAATCCCGACCGAAACCGCAACGCCTCACAGCGTAATGTGGTAGCCGAGAAACAGGAGAAGCGTCAGTCAAAGGGACAGAGTATCTAATCCGTAACTCGGACAAGTAAAATCAATGTATAACTCTAAAATGAATTTTAAGATGAACGATAAGAATAAAGCACCTTTCAAGGTGGAAGATGTAAACTGGGACGAACTATCAGGTATCGGTATCCTCAAGGATGAACTCGAACAGGCAGGTGAGCTTGAGACACTGCTCCGAGGCGAGAAGACGGGTGTCGTATCGCTGAGCCTCGTACTCCTCGGTGTAGATGTGGTGATGGATGCCACTTTGCAGCTTGTACGCAAGAACGACTCTCCGCTGCTCGAAATCATCGGTATCAACCCCACGCAGTAACACGATTCCATTACTAACCTGACAGCCGTTTCCCGCACCGTAATCGGGACGGGAGACGGCTCCTTTAATTCCCGAATAATTATGATAGCAATTATAGCAGAAAAGCCGAGCGTAGGTCAGGACATCGCCCGCGTCATCGGTGCAACAGAGAAGAAGGACGGTTACATGGCAGGCAACGGTTATCTTGTAACCTGGGCATTGGGACACCTCGTTTCCCTCGCCATGCCATCGGCATACGGATACGGTAAGGCTTCGCACGAGGATTTGCCTATGCTCCCCGAACCGTTCCAGCTTGTGGTAAGACAGATCAAGACCGACAGAGGTATGGTAACGGACATAGGTGCCGCCAAGCAGCTCAAGGTCATTGACGAGGTATTTAGCAAGTGCGACAGCATCATCGTGGCAACGGATGCAGGTCGTGAGGGAGAACTTATCTTCCGATACATCTACCACTACCTCGGATATACCAAGCCCTTCAAGCGTCTTTGGATCTCCTCACTCACGGACGAGGCTATCCGTGCAGGTATGAGCAACCTCAAGGATGGCGAGGCTTACGATAGTCTCTACCACGCTGCCGATTGTCGTGCAAAGGCTGATTGGCTCGTGGGTATGAATTCCAGCCGTGCATTGGCTTTGGCTTCGGGTATGCCCAACAACTCCCTCGGACGAGTGCAGACTCCTACGCTGGCGATGATATGCAGCCGCTACAAGGAGAACCGCGATTTTGTTTCTACACCTTATTGGCAACTGCATATCACACTTGAACGCTTGGGCGAGTTCCGTCAGTTCGCACATATCGAGGACTTCAAGAGCAAGGAGCAGGCAGAGGCGGCACACGCACGATTCTCGCCCGACTCAACGGCACTCATCACGAAGGTGGAGCGCAAGCGTACCTACCAGCAGGCACCGCTTCTGTACGACCTTACCACTTTACAGAAGGACTGCAACACGCATCATGATATGAGTGCGGAGAAGACCCTTTCTGTGGCACAGGCTCTCTATGAGAAGAAGTATATCTCATATCCGAGAACAGGTAGCAGATATATCTCGCATGACCTGATGGAGCAGGTCTATGATTCTCTTTGGAAGATTGCCACTATGCCCGAGTTCAAGGAGTATGGCAAGCGTTTCGACTTTGAGCATCTGAATATGCGTAGTGTAGATGATGACAAGGTAACGGATCACCACGCACTCATCATCACAGGTGTAGAGCCTGAGGAGTTGAACGCCCACGAGCAGATTGTCTATACGATGATTGCAGGGCGTATGCTTGAAGCGTTCTCGCCACGCTGCGAGAAGGAGTCACTGGTAATGGAGGCGACCGCCGAGGATATGAAGTTCCGTTCACGCTCTACTACCATCGTCAATCCGGGCTGGCGTGCTGTCTTTGCCCGCAAGGAGGATGCCGAGAAGGACGAGACAGAAGCCAACAAGGGTACGGCACGCTTCGCCGAGGGTGAGCATATACCCGTTACGGGCTATGGCACGGCACAGCGTAAGACAATGCCCAAGCCGCTCTATACCGAAGCGACACTCCTTGCCGCTATGGAGACTTGCGGTAGGAACATCACCGATGAGAAGGCAAAAGAGGCGATGAAAGAACTGGGTATCGGAACACCAGCCACACGAGCCGCCATCATCACGACACTCTTCAAGCGTGACTATATCGAGCGTTCAGGCAAGGCACTTGTACCTACCGAGAAGGGACTCTACATCTACGAGGCGGTAAAGGATATGCAGGTTGCCAACGTGGAGCTGACAGGCAGTTGGGAGAAAACACTCCTACAAATAGAGCAGCATACTTTGGAGACACGCTCCTTTATGCACTCCATCGAGAGTTTTACCTCGCAGGTTACACGCGAGGTACTCGGACTGAAGTTCCCTGCACCCAAACAGCGTACCATTCCTTGCCCCAAATGCGGTACAGGCAAAGTGATGATACGCCCGAAGGTCGCCAAGTGCGACAATCCTGATTGCGGTCTGCTTGTATTCCGCAAGGTGCTGAACAAGGAACTTAACGAGCAGCATCTGGAACAGTTGCTCTCATCGGGAGCGACCAAGCTGATCAAGGGATTCAAGGGAAAGAAAGGTAACTCCTTCGATGCCGCCGTAGCCTTTGACGATGAGTTCAATGTAATGCTGGCATTTCCTGAAAAGAAGAGAGATAAGAAAAGATGATGTCAGTCAACCCAATTCGTAGGCAAAGGTAGTGAACCGCCCTCATTCCACCCCGCAAGGTCGTGCCGCAGGCGGTTTCGGCAAAAATCATCCTCGCACAGCTGCGGTATTTTTACCGAAAACCTTGCCGGTGGAGGCGTTTCACATCCAAGCCCACGAAATCGGGAACGACTGTTCCCACTAAATAATATAGGATATGAAAACAAATGACCCAATCGTAAGAAAGAGAATGAAGTGGATAGGCATGATACTGTTAGCCGTAGTAGCAGCATTAGGTTTCAGCTATCTCTATACACGAGGTGTATCACCCGTATGGGCTGCGGTAGCCATCGTATGTTTCCCTGGCTTCTTCCGATTTATATACAAGATTGCCTGCATCGTAATGGCTGCACTGATACTCTTTGCCATACTCAGTTTCTTGGTCTTCTAACTCTTAAAGCAATGAAAAGGTCTTGTCATCGACATACACCATATAAGCAGATATATTGCGATATGGGTTGTGGGAGCTGTCCTTCTCGGACGGCTCTTTTTGTAGGTGGACGATTCAAGTATGAGGATAAGAATGAAGAGAAGGAAAGAGAAAATACCAGCCATTGGCAAGCCGATGAACTACAGGGCAAAGTTGGCCAATGCTTCTTATCGGACAGCAAGGTCGGGCCACAGGTGGTTTCGGAGAAAATCATCCTCGCCGTGCTGCGGTATTTTCCCCGAAAACCTTGCCTTACCGGAAGCATTAGCCTTAACGCCCTCGTAGTTCAACGGACTGCCAAAGTCCGAGTATTAACCATATAATAAAAGATAAAGCTATGAATCAAGCAATCATCGCAAGTGTACCGATGGCACCGATGCAGATGCCTGTGGTACGTAGAAGAAGAGTAAAGGTCACTGAACCTGAAATCAAGTTGCCGCCAAGAGGCTCACGAGGTCCGGTACATATATCGGAGCTGCTCAATCCCATTCTGGAGATAAGCAAGCATCCTGACCGTAACAGACTGCTTGCAGAGTTCTTCAACCAGTGAACATCACAAGAAAATAATTCAGTATTAACATTAAATCATAAAGTTATGTTTTTCACATCAATTTCACAGATGATGACCGAGAGCGTAGATCTTACGCTCGTCATCCGCAAAGCGAACGGACAGCTTACTGTATCAACATTGCCGAAGGCCAACGGACTTAAAGATGAGGCAGCAAACCACATCATTCCGCTGACACTAACGGGCACTCCCGAAGAGATGGATGCAGAGTTCCTGCAACACATCATGCAGCCTATACGCAAGGCTACGGGGCTTATCTCCAATTTGATGGAGTTCGAGAAGCAGGCAGACAAGGCCGCTGCCAACAGTAAGGCGGCAAAGGATGCCAAGGCTAAGGAGACCAAGGAGGAGAAGGAGAAGCGTGAGAAGTACGAGAAGCATATGAAGAAGGCAGAGGAGTTTATCACTGCCAAGAATCATAAGGATGCCATCACCGCACTCCAACAGGCTCGTATGTATGCCACTGCCGACAAGCAGAAGGAGGTAGATGAGAAGATTGCCGCACAGAAGAAGGCGATGAACCAAGGCTCGCTCTTCGAGATGATGGAAGAGACTCCTGCACCGGCTCCACAAGTGGCACAACCGCAGAATGTGGCACCGCAATCTGCACAGCAGACTATCCAGCCGCAGGCAGCACCACGACAGATGCCGCCACAGCCACAACAGACTGTAATGCGTCCCGTGCAGCAGCCGATACAGCGACCTGTTCAGCAACCTCCACAGCCTCAGTATGGCGGGCAGCCTATGTTCACCGTGCCACAAGGCGGTTATCCTCCTCAAAATGTAGGACAGCAGCATCCTCACTATCCGCAGGGTGAGATTCCGATGTTCCCACATCATGAAGAGCCTCCTATGCCTGAAGAGTTACAGCAGGCATATATGCACGAAGGCCCTGCATACCGCCCCGAGGATTATGAGGAATATCCCGACTTCCCTCAGTCAATGTTAGAAAATCATTATTCACAGGCATACGCCCAAACAGTTTAAGACTATGGCACTTTTAAGAAACGAAATGCAGCGATCATTCACCTTTAAGAAAGGTACAGAGATGATTACACTTCCTGATCCCAATCCGAACGACTCTCCGGAGAGTGTGATGAGCTTCTACTCGAACATCTATCCGGAACTGACAACAGCAACCGTACACGGCCCGACCATCAAGGATGACAAGGCTGTATATGAGTTCAAGACAACCATCGGAACAAAAGGATGATAACTATGAGTAAGGACACTAAAAAGAAGAAGTCATGCAGACCATTGGACGAACATCAGTCGGAACAGCTCGCAAGGATGATAATCGCATCGACCAAGCGGGAGGTACGATACGGTGTGATAAGAGTAGAGAGAGTTACGGCGCCAACGGGTGCCGTAATTCTTTTCTAAAGACACCTATTCTCCCCATAGCACCGCAGACTATTATGAGGGAGAGCTATTGCGGAAATAGTTATAACCTAATCACGCAGGAGAATTACGAATACCTGCGTGATTCTTATTTCCGCTATGCCGAACTGATGAATGTAAAGGCGGAGCATACACCCGGCCGAACTATCGGTGAAGGTATTGTCAATCTCTACAATGAGATGAACGACCTCGTAAATAAAAGCGGCATGTATCTCAACCTTGAAGATGACAATGGCTGTCTATACTTCAATGTGTGGAACACACATACTTGGGGTGAGTACACACTGTACTACTTCCCTGTAAAGTTCGTGGAGGAACTGAATCCCACACTCAGACGCATTGTCATCACATTCTATCATAATTTTATGAAAGAGAACGGTATAACCACTATCAACGATGAGGATGATATGGACTGGGCTATGGATATGCTGACTGAAGGCTGCTATGAGGATGAAGATGCCAAAGAGAGGCGAGCGAGGGAAAAGCTCGTGAAATCATACAAGGATGGCAGAGCATATAAACTCCTCGACAGGGTGTGGCGAAAGTCCTACTACAAGAACCTGCCGAAAGCCATAGAAGAATATGAGTGTAAGAATGGCTTTGAACAAGGTCTTATCGAACTGCTGAGAAGAGGACTTGAGTTCATAAAGACGGATAAAGCCATCATGTACTATGGCTATGACCCGTTCTATGACGAGGAGCCCGATTATCTGCCGATGACACTCGAACAGCAGATAAGAGTTGTCTATGACAGCGATGATATAATGACGGAACACCTTATCGACTTCTATAATTCCTCCCGTCAGGAGTCATACGATATTATTCCTGCATCAACCTTTGCCGTCTCTCCAAAGACCGACAAGGTTTTTACACTTGAAGATACCTATCCTGAAAGGTTTTTCAAGTGGGCAGATGATTTTATTCACTACATACGATAATCACTATGGATACAAACAAACTTACCAAGCAGATAAATACGATGCTGCACCCACGTGCGGCATTGATAGCATACTCCACAGATGGAGGAGATACATACTTCCTTGAAGTAAGGAGCATAGATAATGAGGGAGCCATGAGCGAAGGCCGTCCCGTAACGGTGGACTTCATCAACGAACTTATCAAGGGATATTCCGAGAGGCACAGCAGCACACCGCATGGTCGCATCCCGACAAATATGCTATGGAGTGATACCCGCAAGGGCTACGAGAAATATGTCTGGTATAACCCGCCACAAAAGCGTATGATGTTCTTCAAGGAGTCGCTACATATTGAGAATGCCGAGTACAACCTGCCAGGTGTCATCTATGAGGTGCGGGATGAGCGTATGAACATCTACGCATACATAGACAAGGAACTGAAGCCCGAAACGGAACTCTACGCTGCTCCGTTCTTCAATGTCACAGGGTCAAGCGTCTGTCTCGGCTCGGCAAAGATTGACAAGCCGACAGAGATTACCTACGACAAATTACTTGAGTACTGGGAGAAGAAGTTCTGGCTTACAGAGTTCTCACACCTCGGAGGTAACGGAAATCCCACAAAGAGCAACCTTGTACTGGTAACAAAGGCAGCAAAAGATGCTCCCTTCAACATTGAAGAGTTAAAGCCTCTAAAGAATTTGAAACTTAAAGATATACTACGATGAAAAGAGTACATTATACCGACAGCTATCTGCTCGTACCACAACACCCCGTAACGGTAAACCTTATAGGTGGTGGCGGTACAGGTTCGCAAGTATTGACAAACCTTGCACGATTGGATGTAACACTTCGTGCCCTCGGACATCCGGGACTATTCGTAACGCTATACGATCCCGATATTGTAACTGAAGCCAACATAGGACGACAACTCTTCGGGTATTCCGACTTGGGGCTGAATAAGGCGAATTGCCTGATAACACGCATCAACAACTTCTTCGGGAATGACTGGAAGGCAGTGCCGGCACTCTATCCCTCCAATATGAAAGATGTACGACAGGAACATCTTGCCAATATAACCATAACCTGTACGGACAATATAAAGTCGAGAATAGACCTCTGGAATGTACTCAAAGCATTGCCACAGTACAATTATACAAACTATCAGACACCTCTGTATTGGCTTGACTTCGGCAACACGCAAACATCGGGACAGGTCGTATTGGGTAGTATCCCGAAAAAGATAAAGCAACCCACTTCTCAAATTTACCAGACCGTACCGTCATTAAAGGTCATCACAAAGTTGGTAAAGTATGCCCGAATCAAGGAAGATGACTCCGGTCCGAGCTGTTCACTTGCCGAGGCATTGGAGAAACAGGACCTGTTCATCAACTCCACATTAGCTCAGCTCGGCTGCAATATCCTCTGGAAGATGTTCCGACACGGTATGATAGAGCATCACGGACTCTATCTAAACCTTGCGACAATGAAGGTCAATCCGATAATGGTATAATCAATAGTAGCTGTCATATTCACACAAATATGATGGCTTTTTTTATGCTATTGCCCACTTTTATAACAATATAGCCAACATTTTTAGCGTTTTATATTACATCACAGCCTTGAATAGCTATTAAAAAATGATAAAGTCACCTTAATTTTTTGCTTTATAAGTAATTTTGCGCTCCAAGGCATATATGATAAACTGTTCGGACTAACCCGAGCCTTAAATATAGGACGCAATGAAGATTCAAAGAAAGTTAGCCTTAGGCTATACTATTATTGTCGCCCTAATTGGTGGTATCGTATATACGTACCTGCACGAGTGGCGACAGATGAACAGATTGGAGCGTGAAGTGAAAGAGATTCACCGACTCCGACAAAATGTACATGAAGCATACGTGCATATGCTCGACCTCACGATGTTCGGTGAGACGATCCTCGAATGGGAGGAGGCAGACACCGCACTCTACCGTGCCAAACGCATGGAGGTCGACAGCATTCTCTGCGAGTTCAAGAACTACTATTCGGGAGAACGAATAGATAGTCTGCGGCATCTGATGGCAGAGAAGGAAATCCAACTATTCAATATCTCCCAACTCTTTGAAAAACAGGTTGAACTTGGCGAAGAACTTGCCGAGCGTGTCCCCGTCATCGCTTATGAGAGTACGCAGGAGCCCCCGAAGAAGAAAGGTGGTTTCTTGGGACTCTTCAAGAAAAAGGAGAAGACTCCGCCTCAATCCACAACTTCCACGAAACTCTACACCCTCAATCGTGATGTCATCAGGAAACAGTCCGAGCAGAGCAGGCAACTATCCGAAACGGCAGATAGTCTGGCACAGCGTAATCTCAACATCAACCAACGTCTGAAGAGTCTAATTGCTGCAATGGATGAGCGTGTCACGACAGACCTGCAAGAGCGTGAGCAACAGATCATTGAGACCCGTGAACGGACAAAAGTATGGTTGGGAGGTATAACAGCCTTCATCTTCCTTGCTCTGCTGCTCTCATACATCGTAATTATGCGTGACTACGGGCGTAAAGAGCGTGGTCGCCGCAAATTGGAGGCAAGCAACCGCAAAAATGCCGAGTTGCTTGAAATGCGTAACAAGATCATCATGACCATATCGCACGATATCCGTGGCCCGCTCAACGGTATCAGCGGTAACGCAGAGCTGGCTATGGATATGAGGGACAAGAAGAGACGCAACCACAAGCTCAGGAACATTACCATTCTATGCAAGCATGTCCTGCACCTTGTAAATAACCTCCTTGATGTCTATCGTCTGGATGAAGCCAAGGAGACTCCGAATCCCGTTCCGTTCCACCTGTCCGAGTCGTTGGAGAGAATAGCCGACAGCGTATCACACCTGATAAAGGAGAAGGGACTGCAATTCAAGCATCGCAACACAAATACAAATGTCACGGTAAAGGGTGATAAGGACAAGATAGAGCGTATCATCAACAATCTCATCACCAATGCTGTCAAATTCACATCCGAGGGAAATGTATGTTTCAAGGCTTCGTATGAGAATGGCTGGCTGACAATGAAGGTAAGCGATACGGGAGTCGGCATCTCCGAAGATATGATGAAACGCATATATGTACCATTCGAGCGTGCTACAAATGAGAATAATGCCGATGGCTACGGTCTTGGTCTGCCTATCACCAAAGGTCTTGTCACTCTGCTTGGTGGAACGATTGAGGTGGAGAGCAAGCAAGGTGCAGGAACGATCTTCATTGTTAAATTGCCTCTGCCTGTAACCGATGAGAGTGTGGAAGAGGAAACGGTAATGGATGATATCTCGCATCACCTGCCTGGCAGCGTAATCACCATTGACGATGATACCTTGCAGTTGGAGGTAATCAAGGAGATGCTGGAGCGTAACGGTGTCTCGTGCAAGACCTGCATCAATGCCAAAGAACTCTTTGAGGAGATTAGAAATAAGGACTACGACCTTGTGCTGACCGACATTCAGATGCCCGACACCAATGGTTACAGAGTCTTGGAATTGTTGCGTAAATCACGCATAGGCAATTCCCGAACCGTACCGGTGGTGGCGATGACCGCCAGAGAGGATGGCGACAGACAGGCTCTGCTGGATGCTGGCTTTGACGGCTGTATCTTCAAGCCGTTCTCCATGGTAGACCTGCTGCAACACCTCGCCTCCGTAGTCAAGGAGAGGGAACAGAACGAAAGTGCTGATTTCTCCGGACTGCTTGCTGAGGTTACAGACAAAAGGAAGGTATTGAGATTACTGCTGGAGAGCTGTGAGAAGGATATGACGGATTTGAAGATTGCGATGACAACAGAGAAGGTGGAGTCCATGCGTAATGTCGTACATCGTATGATGCCGATGTGGGAGATGCTCTCAATGGAGAACACACTCCTTGCATACCGCAAGGCATTGAAGGAACAGGATAATGATATTCAGGCATTATTGGTACATACAGGACAGATTATAACCCACATAGAGCGTCTAATGGAGGATGCCCGTAAAGAGATAGAGAGAACAGCCGATGAAGAAACGGATACTGATAGTAGAGGATAATATAGCCCTCTCGCATATACAGAAAGACTGGCTGGAGCGTGAAGGATATTCAGTGGCTACGGCTATGAATGAGCCCTTTGCCCATAAGTTGCTACGCAAGGAACGGTTCGACCTGATACTCTCCGATGTGCGTCTGCCACAAGGCGACGGCATACACCTCCTTGAATGGATTGGCAAGGAGAAGATGGATATCCCATTTGTGATAATGACCGAATATGCCTCCATTACCGATGCTGTCAAGGCTATCAAGATGGGTGCAAAAGATTATCTCTCCAAGCCTGTATATCACGAGCAGCTGGTGGAGATGGTCAAGGAACTGCTGAAGCCCATAGCAACGATGCGCAGCAAGGAGAAGGAACTATTCAAGCGTATAAGTCCAAAGGCAAGGGAGGCGGAGCATCTTGCCGAAATCGTTGCCTCATCGGACATAACGGTATTGATACTCGGAGCCAATGGTACGGGTAAAGAGTCCATCGCCCGAAGCATTCACTTCCACAGCACCCGCAAGGATATGCCTTTCGTGGCGGTAAACTGCGGAGCGATACCTCGTGAACTTGCCGCCTCGATGTTCTTCGGACATACGAAAGGAGCATTTACGGGTGCAGACACAGACAAGGGTGGTTACTTCGATGCCGCCAAAGGTGGTACGCTATTCCTTGATGAGATAGGCACATTGCCATTTGATATGCAATCCTCATTGCTTCGTGTATTGCAGGAGGGAACATTCATGCCTGTAGGCTCAAGCAGGGAGCGTGTGGCGGATGTGCGTATCGTTGCCGCCACCAACGAGAATATGGAGAAGGCTATTGCTGACGGTCGTTTCCGTGAGGACCTGTATCACCGTTTAGGTGAGTTTGAGATACACCAACCATCACTATGCGAGTGCCCCGAAGATATACTCCCGCTTGCCAACTTCTTCCGAGAAAAATATTCTGCGGAGCTTCATAGGAAAAGAACGGGCTTCACGGCTGAAGCGGAACGGTTGTTACTCTCACACTCCTGGTCAGGTAACATCAGGGAGTTGCAGAACAAGATTAGACGGGCAGTATTGATGGCCAAAGATACGCTCATCGACTATGCGGATTTGAACATCACACTTGCAATACAAGCAGATGCTCCGGAGGCTCCATTGCTTCCGTTAAAAGACGAAGAACTGGAGAAACAGAGCATCATCAGAGCCTTGCAGTCGTGCAGCGGCATCAAGACAAAAGCGGCTCAAATGCTCAATGTAGACTCATCTACACTATACCGTAAGATGAAAAAGTACGGCATAAAATGATGATTGTGGGGGCAATATGAACCGCGTATCGGCAAAAAGTTGTATCTTTGAGCCGTAAAATTGAAATATCGTGACAGAACATTAGTGGTCTCTGTCCGTTTACATAACATAAGTTCGCAAGAATCCCGAACAGAAATCTGGCAGTTGATGTAATGGTGATAAATTGCGTATGCTTATGCTATGCCCATGGCATAGCGTGGCATTGCGTATATCACCATAGGCCCATGCCAGAGCCTCTGTTCGGATGCGTGATGACCACGCTTCTTTTTTGAACGGAGGTAACGATATGGCAAAGATTCAGATCATAACAGCAGTGACAATGGACGGCTTTCTTCCGACAGCTGACGAGAATTTAATGCAGTGGGTAATGAATGATACCAAAGGCTTTCCATATTGGCACGAGCGAAGCATCTATCGCCTGACGCCACACTATCCGCTACTGGACCTGCTTGCCGAGAAACACTCCGACAACAACCAATCCGATACATACATCGCTGAAATATCCGACAAGGATAGCATAGAGCTTCTGCGAGGACTATCCCGTTACAACCTCATTGACGAGATGGTTGTCTATATCCTGCCAATCATTGCAGGTAAGGGAACTCCCGTATTCGATGACCTTACCCCAAGTCGTTGGAACGTTCATAAAACCACCTCATTCTCCAACGGGATAACACGCATCATCTATCGCAACTCTTGCATTTTGCAATAGCAGGTTGCGAAAAAGTGTTGCATTTTGCAATACTCTAAAAAGTCCCAATTTTTACACTGAAAATTTTTATTTCACTGATACACAATGATGTATCGGTGTCTTTTCGTGTCATTCCATGTCATTGGCACGCAGGATGCCATTTAATAAGTATAACCTGTTGCGCAACACGGTGTAGTAACCCGATTATTTACACTTAAACAGATTATACAATGTTACAAATAAATAGTGAAACCGCCCACAAGATGTTCATCCAACTGATGGAACGCTTCGATAAGATTGAGAAGATGCTGGAGCGACAGAACAAGATGAAGGAGTGTCTCGATGGCGACACATTGCTGGATAACTACGACCTGAGCAAACTGCTTGGCGTGACTCACCGTACCCTTGCACGCTACCGCCAGAAGAAACTTATCCGCTACTATATGATTGACGGACGCACATACTACAAGGCTTCCGAGATTAATGATTTTCTTAAGATGAAAGGTGCCTTATGAAAGTAGTTATAATAGAAGAGAAGGTATTTGAGGATCTTTTGTCAAGTATCGAGATGTTCGTTCATAAGTTTGAACAAACATTAAACAGTGAATCAGAAAAACGTTTAGGAAGATGGCTGGATACTCACGAAGTGTGTGCCTTACTAAATCTATCCAAGCGTACAGTACAGAGTTTAAGGGCGAGTGGGAAGTTGCCTTCTACGCAAATATGCAAGAAGAACTACTATAAGCCAGAAGATATTGAGAAACTATTAAAAGAAAGAAACGATGAATCATGATACCCATACTAACACTCATCGTGCAAAAAGAGCTATAGCGGCCTTTTCTAAAATGAGTGCTATCCTTGATAAAGTCAAGGAAAACTACAAGCCTACATTGAACGGGGAAAAACTGATAACCGATAAGGAATTGGCAGATTTTCTCAAAATAAACAAGCGTTCACTAGTCGAATATAGGAAGAATGGAATACTGCCATATTACCACATAGGAGGACGAATTTTGTATAAAGAATCCGATGTAGAACGGATAATGCAAGAGAATTTCTATGATGTATTCGGCAAGGAGTAGTCTGAAGTGTTAAAATACCTATAATAACACTCTTAAAAACGTCACGAGACTTGCGTGTAAGCCGATTTATGCTTATCTTTGCATCGTTGAAATTCACATGTGCACGTAACGTGTTTATGAAATAAGGTGAATTCTATTGTAGATTAAACGTGCCAGTCTCGTGGCTTTTTTATATAAGCCAAAGGCAAAGCGTTGAGATACAAGTGCTTACAAGGACACATCAATCCCTGGTGGCACCACACAGAAAACCAGTCACTTACAGCCCTGTAGGTGACTGGTTTGTTTTTAGTCGGGCACACAATTTAGACACAAACCCAATCTAATTTCCCATTGCGGGATACCTCTCCTTCTTGCACTATTTTTCGCACTTTTTGGAATGAATCATTTCAATAAAGCTATTTTCCGACAGTGAGAATTGCTCTCCTCTTTTTTTAACGAATTTTTCCTTAAAATAATTTGCATAATGTGCCGAACATACTGACTTTTGTCGCAGAGGCTGTGAAGTCGCAGCCCACCAGTTGCAGAACGATATAACCTTCATGTAATTGTTAGTGGGTCTGTTGGCGTCGGCTGACAGACCTTTTTTGTGCGAATATGATGATTTATTCGAAACCATATAGAACGAAAAAACATGAAAGAGAAAATTCTCGTAGCGCTGAAAACCAAGTATTCTAATTTGGGGTTCGGAGCGAAGGCTCTCGACGGAGTAGCCTCCATTTTGGAAAAATCCGTCACCGATGAATCGCAAATTGAAACCGCAGTCAGCGGGGTCGAACCTTTCCTTAAAGTTTTCCAGTCTGACGCTGATCGTGCACGCACCGAGTACAACGCACTGAAAGGACTGTATGACGAACTCAAGGCAAAGAGTGAGGCATCTCCTGCAAATGGGGGCGGGCAGGGCAAAAAAAACGAACCCGACGATGAGGAACCTGCGTGGTTCAAAGCCTACAAGAAGCAACAGGAGGAGCGTTACAACGCCATCAAAACGGAGAGCGATACTCTGAAAGCTGAAAAGGCCAAGAACGACCGGGCCAATCTCATCTCCGCAAAGGCAAAAGAACTCGGTATTCCGGAGTGGCGCATGAAAGAGGGATTCGTCATCGCCGACGATGCAGATGAAAAAACGATCGGCGACTACCTCGCAAGCGTGCAGAAAAATCTGGTTACCGCAGGGCTGGAAGGGAAAGGTTCGGGATTCCCGATGTCCACGCCCGAAGCGCAGGGCAAAGAACTCGCAAAGGCGTGGGCTGAAACACTTCCGGACAAAGAGTAACCAAAACGTAAAATCATGGCAATCGTATTTGAAAAAACAAAAGTAAAGGGCGGTTTCCCCATATTCTGGCGCGGTGAGTTCGCCGTATTGCCGGGGGACTTCAAACTGAAGGGAACCTATCCCGAAGGGACAAAGATTCCCAAAGGTACGCCGATCAAGCTCGACTTCGACAACATGGAATGTTCCATATGCAAGAGTGCACGTGTTCTGTCGGGCGGCACAACCACTGCTCCACATGTCAAGAAGGGTTCCATGCTCCAAGTAGGAGATGCGGTTAAGATCGGCGAGTCAAATTCGACCGTAAAAAGCATTGATACCAAAAATGCGGATTACGATGTGATCACGTTCGCAGCGGCCGTAACGGGTGCGACCGAAGGCGTGGATGTCCTCTCGGACGACAATCTGCCTGATGCAGTTGTCGAAACCGATATGGTCTATTCCGCCAATAACGGATTCCAGACCGTATCAGCCGGATATGCTGGCATAATCCTCAAAGATGTGGCTTATCCGGTCCCCACAGCGTGGCTTCAGGGCTATAGCCTGAAGAACAACCCCGAAATCAAGTATGTACGGCAGTAAAAGAGGAGGTAAACAATGAACGAAGTATTTTATTCATCCATTTTCGGCGAACTGACCAAACAGGTACAGATTCGCATCGATGCTGCCTCGGAACTGCGTAAGCGGCTGTTCGACCAAAATATTTACGAGCGATTCCTCGACTGGGACACCCCCACCGTCGGACTGAACTTCGAGGAGTTGATCGGCTCGTACAATTTGAGCGTCGCCGCTGCAACGCTCGACTCCAAAGGTAAGGAGCCTATCATGGGAACCGAGGGACTGGAAACGATCAAGCAGAAGGTATTAACCCACCAGATGTCTTATTCGATGCCTATCGAAGAGTATCGCAAGGTGTTGCAGATTCTCGATTCGCGGATGCTGTCCGATTCGGCCAAGACACAACAGCTCATCAATCTGATGTGGAACAATGTTACGAAGGTCGTGAACTCCGTGCAATCGAAACTGGACATCATCTTCCTCGGAGCATTGTCGAACAAAGGCATATTCACGTTTGACGCGTCCAATAACCCAGAGGGTGGTGTGCGCGGTACGATCGACTACAAAATGCCGAGCGAGAACATTGCCACCGCGAAAACGTTATGGACGGATGGCAATAAAGATACGGTCGATACGCTGGAGGATATTCAAGCCATCCTCGATGCTGCACAGGATAAAGTTACGTTCGACCGCATTCTGCTCTCGCAGAAACGCCTGTCGTATATCCTCCGCAACAAGAAGATGAAGTTGGCGGTATTCGGTAGTGACAAGTCGTCCACACCGCTGTTGTTGGCGAACCTGAACGAGTTTATGCGTTCGAACGGATTCCCGACATTCGAAGTCATCCGCCGCATGACCCGTATTCAGGACAACGGTAAACTTACGGAGTATTCGCCGTGGAACGACAAGAACCTCGTGTTCGTACCTGCGGGCAAACTGGGCGTCATCAAGAACGCCTATGCCGACAACGAGCTGCGGCAAGAGCCGGGTGTCACCTACTCTAACTACGGACGCATCCGCATTTCACAGTGGGGCAAGGGCGAAACCGACAACTCTAACGGCGTAGAGTTCACGAAAGCACAGTCGCTGTCACTTCCGGTTATCACCGAAATCAACGGCATCTATTCGCTGACCGTAGAATCGTAGTTGTATGAAGAATTTGGAGGCAATATCGGCAAGTCTGTATCCTTACGATGTGGATCCTTTCCTCAAAGAAAAGGCCTGCATTGACGAGGGAATAGACACTCAAGCAGACTATACGGTAACCGATAAAATTAGCGTGGCAAAAGCCACAATCGCCATTCTGCGAAATCTCATTGTTCTTGCGAGTGAGAGCAACGGGGGCTATTCATTGTCGTACACGGACAAACTGGAAAAGCGCATTTTCCATATCGCAAAGGAAAACGGGCTGGACGATATTGCCGAAGAGTTCGATACTCGATCGAAAATTACCGACATTTCCGACCAATGGTAAGATTCCCCTATACGCTCGAAATGTGGTACGAGGAGGACGCCTCGCAAAATCCTGATGGTTCGTGGATCGAAGGTGCGCATGAATGGCGTGTCATCGGACGATGCAATGCCCGTCAGAATGGACGAGCACAGCAAATCAAAGGGCAAAACGGGGATGCCTTCCTCTACTCTTTCGAGGTTACGATGCCTGCAGATACACAGCCAATTCCTATCGGGACGAAAGTACGCATATTCGACAGCCGAGGATTCAACATCTTCGACCGTTCGCTCCGCACTGAGGCCAAACCGAAAGACAAGGACACGGCGTCGTATCCGGTACAGGGATTCTACAAAAGCGGACAACGTTACGAAAACACGAGATTATGGCTGTAAAGTGTACCAACTGGCGTGAGGTGGAACTTGAATTTGCGCGAGCAAAAGAAGAGTACGACCGAAAAGCTGTAGAATGGTTGTCGGCGTTGGGGGAAAGAGTGGTGAAGTACGCCCGCGAACACGGTAGTTATACCGATCACACGGGTAACCTACGCAACTCCATCGGGTATGTTGTGGTACAATACGGAAGAATCATTGCTGAATCTTTCAAGTATAACCGCCGTGTCAGACCGGACGGCAATCCTAAAGGGAACAAAGGTGCCGATGAAGCTCATGCCAAAGGGCTTGAACATGCCCGGTCTGTCGCCCGTGAACTTCCCGCTAACAAAACATATCTCGTATGGGTAGCCGGTATGGAATACGCGAAATATGTCGAGGCTAAAGGTTTCGACGTTCTCGAAGGGTCGGGAAACTGGGTGGAATCTACTGCTGAAAAACTCAAAGCGGAGTTCGCTCGATTCTTAAAATCGAAAAAGCGATGAACCTGACCTCTACGGAAATATTCAAACTCGTCTGGGATCGCATCCGGGATTCGCTGTTAGGGAAGACCGTGCCGATGATGTATGCGGACCACTACCCGAATAATCCTTCGGGAGAATTTATCGTCGTAGGCTCATTGTCAAATGTCGTCGGAGATTCGCAGGTGGCAACCGTAAATGTAAACATTTATGTACCGGACACAACACCGACAATCGGTCGTGAAGAGCAACGCTACCCCGATCGCAACCGTCTGAACGAACTAACTCGTCTCGCTTTCGATTCACTAGGATACTACCCTATCAACGAACGCTGGTTCTTTGATGTGAGCGATGAAACTCTTATTAGTGAGGAGGGGATCTCCTACACATTTTCAAACCTCAAAGTAAAACTTAAAAAATATTAAACATGGGACAAATAATCGGACTGAAAGCCGTTCATGCAGGTAATCCTCTCCCGAAAGGAGTAAAAGACGCTGAGGCTGCCGACTTAATGAAGGCTTTCACCAAAATCAGTCAGCCTTATAATGGTGGTGTTTCCACCAATTTCGCGATACCTTCCAGTAATGATTTTTATCGGGAAGGAGAAGCAGACCCATTTTACTCTGCAATCGACGAAACGACAGGCACAAAAGAAGTTACTTGGAATGTCGTAGATTTTGACGACGACACGATGGAATTTTACTTCGGAACTACAGAACCTGCAAAAGGCGAGATTTACGAAGGAGTAAAAGCATTCGTATTCGATTCCAAAAGTGGAGGCTCCATCGCTTTTGCAAGGTTAAAATATGTAGCGACATTGGGTGGTGGAATCAATAAAACCGACCCGCTCCAAATTCAAGTATCTGCGAAAGTTTTAGCTCCGGAACAAGGTGGTTATTCCTGGTGGCCGATTACAACTCCGGAATATACCAAGGGCGTTTTGTAAATTCTCTATCCCGCTGGAAAGCTGACGACTTGCATCACGTCTCGAGGACGGGGCGGGAGCAAAAACAATAGTTTATAATATGAAAAAAGAAGAAGTCGGCCGCCTTACAGAACAACGTGCACTTGACACACTGACTGAAAAAATTGAATCGTTCGAGATTGAAGGCAATGACAAAGAACAAATAACCCTTTACCTATACCCCCTCCAACTCGGACGACTCGCGATGATAAGTCGCCGACTAATAGACCTTGATCTGATTTTCGACGACGAACAGATGGAGGGTGCTGTTAAACGTATGTGGACCATATGCTCCGAAAAATCAAAAGAGGTGGCCGAAATAATCGCTATCGCCACACTTCGGACGCAACAAGAAATCGAAGATATGCTTAAAGAGCGGACAAAACTTATATACTGGTCCCCTACAATGGATACAACAGCTCTTACAAACATTTTGTCCACCATCGTATTTCAATCCTACTACGCGGATTTTATGAACGCTATTCGCTTGGTAAGAACGCTGCGGGTAATGATTTCCCCAACGACAACAGCGGAGCGGATAGCCACTACGGAGGGCGCAGTATCTGGGGACAAATAGATAATCTTATAAACCGCTATCATTGGACTCTTGAATATATTCTTTGGGGGATTTCATGGGCTAACGTACAGCTTATGATTTCCGACGCTCTAAAAACGGATTGTAAAAGTAAATCAACAACTAATATTCCCAACAATGAACAATCAAAAGTTCCCGATATAATTGACATGAACGATCCTAATGCAATGAACACACTTCTTCTGATGGCAGGAGGCAAACGATAACAAACGAAATAATTTATATGCTTGACAACATCCTAAAATCCGCGTCCGCACTCGGCGCCTGCGAACGACTGGACAAAGTGAAAAATTTTCACTCCCTGACCTCTCTGTTTTTTACGCCACAAGGACTTGAATTTTGCCATAAAAACAATTTCCCTCCGCTGGGAATATTTCAAGCTCACAAAAACGAAGTGAGTGATTGCAACATGTATGTGGATTGCGGATGCATAAGGCTCGACAAGCGAAAATACATTTGCTTAGTCGGCAATACGTCGGCTGAAATAGAAGCCTCGGGAGTAGATTTCGTCCACACTGTCATTCTTATGCATGGAGCCTCGGCCACAATCAACGCTTCGAATTATGCCGTAATAAAAGTCGTGAACATCAGCGGATCAAAGGTAGAAATCAATAAAGATAAAACCGTCATCGTATTATGAGTATAAACCTTACCGTAGTCATAGATAACGATGAAGCAATTCGCAAGTTCCGTGAACTTCAGAAAACGGCCAAAACCGTAACGTCCAGTGTCGTGACGGACGCCGACCGTATGGATATTGCAATGCGTCGCCTGGCTACCACCCTCGGACAAATCGGCGTCGGAGTGTCGCTTGCGGGGCTGGTGAAACAAATCGCGCAAACTCGTGGCGAGTTTCAACAGCTCGAAGTGGCCTTCGCAACTCTGCTCCAAAGTAAAGAAAAGGCTGATGCATTGATGTCACAAATGGTCGAACTGGCCGCCAAAACGCCGTTTGACCTGCAAGGCGTGGCCAGCGGCGCCCGCCAGCTTCTCGCATATGGATTCGCAGCAGCGGATATTACCAACACACTGACTCGGCTCGGTAATGTTGCGGCCGGTCTGGGACTGAACCTGCAAGACCTCACGTGGTTGTACGGCACGACGGCCGTACAGGGGCGTTTATACACACGTGACGTAATGCAGTTCCAAAGCCGAGGCATCGACCTCGCGGGAGAGTTGGCAACGCAACTCGGCAAGACCCGCGCAGAAATCTCACAGATGGTCACGGAAGGCAAAATAGGCTTTCCAGAGGTGCAGAAGGCTATTGAAAGCATGACGAACGAGGGCGGGAAGTTCCACAACCTGATGCAGGAGCAATCCAAAACCATTACGGGCCTCATCTCCAATCTCGGCGATGCTCTCGACATGATGTTCAACGACCTCGGCAAATCGCAGGAAGGCGTCATCACGGGTGTGCTCAAGGGTACGATTTCACTTGTCGAGAATTACCAAAAGGTATTGGATATTCTAATTCCGTTGGTATCGGCATACGGTGCCTACAAAGCAACATTGATCTTGACCGCAGCGGCACAAAAAATAGTTGTAACCGCAGCAAATATCAAAGCATTTTTTGATTTGGCGAAAGGTATAACCGCCGCAAAGGATGCACAGTTGTTATTTAATACGGCGTTTAATGCTAATCCGCTCGGGTTGGCTTTGAGTGTCCTTACCGCTATTGGGATCGCCGTATGGAAATATTCAGACGGGATATATAGCGCGGCAAAATCCCAAAAGCAGCTGAATGACAGTATAGCCGAAGCGGCAAGTTCTGCGGCAGTAGAACAATCGGAGTTAGGCAGGCTTAAAGGGAAATTACAAGCGGCAAAGGAGGGAACGGAAGAATATAACAAAATTCGTAACGAAATAATAGAAAAATTCGGTAAATATGACGCCGGACTAAAAGCCGAAACACTTACGGTTGAAACTCTCGCTCAAAAATATAACAGTCTTACTGATGCAATATTGCAATCTTATAACGCTCGTCAATACGAAAAATTCTCACGGGAGCAGACTGATTTGTTCGAGCAAACGGCAACCAAAAGCTATGACAAAATTTTCAACAAACTTATAAAAAAATACGGCGATGAATTGGGTACGCAGTATGGCGTTGAATTACAAAAAGCCATAAGCGACGGTTCGATAAAAGTTCTTCAAAATTCGGCGGGGATATTACGTATAAGTGGATTGAAAGATTTTGAAGCAACAATAGGCGGAGCATTGGGGCTAACAACCCAATTTGAAGTATATACGGGACGTGTCGCAAAACTTATAGCGAATATAGTTGAAGCACAAGAGGTACTGCGTGAAACAGATGATTTGGCCCGCAAACGATTCGGTATTACAGCTCCAACACCCCAAAGTTCTACAAATACCGAAACACCAGAACAGCCCCAAGAAGTACGCAACAAATCCTATTGGGAAGGACAGAAGAAGGAGGCGGAGGCAGCTCTCGAAGCGATGGACGTTTCATTGAAAGGGACAGCGAAATGGAATGAGCTGATCGCCAAAATCGCCGAATACGATTCGAAAATTAAACAATACAGCGTTTCGGGCAAAACGGTGACGGATGCCGCCAAAGCCCAGAAAAAGCTATCCGATCTTATTCTCGCCAATGATAAAGCCCTTCAGCAATCGCGCATCGATATTTTGAAAGATGGCAAGCAGAAAGAGCTGGCCGAAATAGACTTGCGCACAAAAGAGGAAATGAACAAACTCGAGCAGGATAAATCGAAACTTAAAGCCGCGCAGGGTGGAATCATAACTGCAGATCAAACAAAAGATTTTCAGGAAAGGCAATCGAATATTCAGCAAAAAAATGCCGATGACCGAGCTGCCATAGAACTGAAATACGCCCAAGAGCTTGACAAGATATACAAGCAGATCACCGATGACACGCTCTCGGAAGAAGATCGCCGCATCAAAGGCATAAAAGACAAATACGAGGAGTTCCGCAAATGGGTAGAAGATGCTCTGAAGGCTGGAAATATCACCAAAGAGCAAGCGACCGATTTGGGTATCAAGATCGACCAAGCGGAAATTGCGGCCAGCCTAAATACCATTGTCGAGAAATACGGTACGATGGAGGATAAGATTGCCAAGATACGCGAGAAACACGCCAAAGACAGGGAAACAGCAACAAAGAACGGCCGCTCCGACCTTATTCCTCAAATCGACAAACATGAAACAGAGGAAATCGGACAAATCAAGGTGGACGAACTGATGAAAACCGATGACTGGATTAATCTGTTCCAAAACCTCGACGCCCTATCAAGCAGAGAGATACGGCGTATTATAGACAATATCAACGAACAACTCAAAAATGCCGATTTTGATCCGATAAACCTCAAAGCAATAACAGATCAACTCGATCAGGCCGCAGAAACAGCCGTAAAAAAGAATCCGTTTTCTAATGTCGTAACCGGATTTCGCGACTATAAAAAAGCCATGCAAGAAGCTGTCCGGCTGCGAGAGAAATACAACCAGACACAAAAGGAATCCGACAAGCAGGCCGCAGATCAAGCCGAGCTGAATGCTATCACAAAAAAACAGAAAGCATGGCAAAATGCACAAGCCGCTGCAGCTGAAACTTCCCAACTTATTGGGGCTGTTTCCGGCATGTTGGGGAATATGGGTGTAGATGTTCCCGCTGAAGTAGAAGGATTAATGGGTGCATTAGATTCATTTGCATCAATGGATATTACCAAGCCATTCTCTATTGTAACCGGCGCTATTGGAGGCATAGCGAATTTAATAGGCGGCATTTTCGGAGGCGGAGATCGACGAAAAGAACGTAACATTCAGCGCTTACAAGATCAAATTGATGCTCTCGAAAAATCATATGATGAACTCGGGGAGGCCATTGAAGAGGCATACTCTACAGATGCTTCTGAACTTATCGAACAACAGAATGAATTACTCGAACAGCAAAAAATATTGATACAAAATCAAATAGCAGAAGAGCGTAGTAAAAAAGACACGGATGAAGAACGAATCAAAGAATGGGAAAATCAAATCGATGAGATAAATAAACAAATAGAAGAAAATAAGGAAAAGGCCTTAGATGCAATTTTTGGCGAAGATCTAAAATCTGCGATTGACAATTTCGCGACAGCTTACGCCGATGCATGGGCAAACGGGGAAGATCGGGCAAGAACCGCACGAGATGTGGTTCGGAATATGATGCGTCAAATGGTAATAGAAAGTATTAAATCTGCCATACAATCTTCCGAAGCCATGAAGAAATTTCGCGAGAAATTGCAAGAGTTCTGGTTAGATGGGGTATTTTCAGCCGAGGAACAAGAGGAGGCCTATAAAATGGCTGATGACTTACAAAAATATTTAGATGATAAATATGGATGGGCAGGTTCTCTGCTATCCGACAATCAGGCATCTACCCAGAATGCTACTTCACGCGGTTTTCAGGCAATGTCCCAAGACACAGGCGACGAACTCAACGGTCGCTTTACTGACATGCAAGGTAAAATGAACATCCTTGTCAATGGTATGGAGCTGCTTCGATCGATCAATATGGATACGCGTAATGTGACTTTCGACATCCGAGATATTATGATTCAATTGAATGGTAATGTCGCAGATATTCGAACATACACCCGCATATTGCCTGCAATGGGCGAAACTCTTGTTGCAATAAATCGAAAACTTGATAACCTATAAAACATGCCAACAACAGAAGTAACTATAAATAACAAACCGTTATCTACAATGGGAGTTGCCATGCTTTCAGGAGCATATGCAGCCCTCCTTACACCTCCATCTCTCAAAGAATTTGTCGAAAATGACGATCCAACACAAAACGGAATAGATATTATTGTTCCGGATTCACCGGTTGTAAATGAACGTGACGTAACATTGACATTTTTGATCAAAGGAACATCACAAGAGGCATTTTTATCTAACTATGCTGCTTTTGTTGCAGAATTACACAAAGGAACCGTAACACTATATGTCCCGGATTTAGGCAATACGTATTCGGGAAGCGGGTATTTTGGCAACGGTTCAGGAACATACAAAGCTGAAGGGGATATGATATATACTTATATAGACGGGGAAGAATTATACAGATACAAAGTACATTCTATCTCAAACGGAATTGCCGAAGTGTCTATGGGTGTAGCAGGAGATAATATAACACTGGAAATAAAACTTCAAAAAAAGTAATCAGATAGGATATATGTTTCAAAACAAAGGCGAGAATAAATCTCGCCTTTGTTATTCCCTACAAAATCATTATATTTGCATTGCTAAATCAAAATGCGATGCAAACATATCCAACCATATTGGGTATTTTGTATCTATACATACAGTTAAATTTAACTGCGTCGAGTTCGGTAGCGGAAACGCCCGACGGCTTGCATTTTGAGCCGAGCAACTCGTAACGCAGTTTTTTATTGCTAAATCAAAATGAAAAAGCGCATCGAACGCATGGGCCGCATCAAAGCGGCAATTAAACCCATGTACTGCGTCCCCAAGCGCAGCGACCTATCGTTAATCGGATCGGCTTTCGAGGCCGCAGGTTTCCGTTGTGTCCGGATCCGCACCGAATGCGAGGCCGAGCACCGCACCAAAGGTGGTGATCCCCGCCGACACGGGATGCTGGTTCTCGACGGTGACCGAGTGATATTGGAGGTATTGCGGTCGAGACCGACTAAAAAAGATAATCAACTCACAATCCCGCCTCAATCATGAACCGAGAAAATGACATATCGAACCGTACCCTATTTTTGATTCGGTCGGTTTGAAATGATAAACAGAAAGCCGAGGGAACTCGGCTTTTTACATTCTCGCATCATATATCTTTTCTACATTCAGCTCCGTTCCGGTCAATGTAAAATATATATTCTGGAGCTGGTGCAGATACTTTATGGGCACATCCACATTGCAATCGTCGATTTCGTCTTCCACCTGCCAACAGAACCCTTCTTTTTTAGGAGATAAGCATATCACACGGGGGATGATATAGTAGTCAAATCGTTGGTAACAGTCGCTAAATTCTTTCTCAAAGCCGCATTTTTCCAATAACGTTGGAGTCAAACGTATAGGCCTAACATCTCATAATACTACTTTATCTAAAATCTCATGATAAAATCCGGCTTCCTTAATTAGCATCTCACCATGAAATAACGTCATGTCTGCACGCGTAATTTCTGCAATATACCCAATTCGCTCAAGATGGGGGTTATACACTAAATTGCCTATTCGAAATGATCGAATATTCAGAGACGGTTCCATATTACATTTCATATTCTAAAACGCATCGAATTCGATGCGTTTATTACTTTAGTTTCATTTGTGTTTTTAAGTTGAGAACTATTTATTCCTCCTCGTTTGAGGTGTCGCATGTAATCGGTTTCGTCGATTTTACCGCTGAAGTAAGGTGCGCTGTTTCGGGTGGCGGATTGTCGGGCAACGTTCCGAGGTATTGCCGAGCGTTGAGGGGTGATACGACAGAGTGTCCGAGTTGGCTTTCGAGTTGTTGTCGGGCAACTTTAGCTACTGTACCGCCCCGTTTGGCGACGTTGGCGTTGGCCTTGAAACCTATTGGATTTTCGTTTCGGGAAAGTTCGGTAGCAGAGGCCTCGGCCAATGAGTTCAACAGCAGTTCGACATTGGTCATATTATCCCGCAGGTTCTCCTTTTTCAACCCCTTGTAACGTTTGTAGGCTTTCGTGGTACGTCCGGCCCACTCCTTCGTGATAATGTCCGTAAGGGTGGCATATTGCGTTCCATCAACGCCCCCGCGTTTCCACTCGTCAGTGAGAAGTTTACGGACTTCGATACTTTTCAAGCGTTGGTTAATCCATGTATCCGAATATCCAAGGCGTTTATAATCGGCTACGGCCTGCTCAATAGATAACTCAGGGTCTTGCATTTGGTCGAGGCGGTCGCTTGCCACCTGCGCCATCCATTGCTTGAAAGGCTCGGCTTTCTGTGACGGAATCGACTGGATAATCCGCAGGACGGTTTTCACATCTCCGGCCAGCGTCTTGCGCATCACTCCCGTTTCTGACCTCATGGCTATCTGGGGACAATTTGTCCCCACGAACGAGGCGAGCGCTTCATCCCGCTTGCGCATCTTCTTGAAATAATCGGTCGGATTCACGGTGTCCGTCAGAGCGGAGATCACGTCGAGAACGGAAAAATACCACGTCTCCGTCCGCTCGTCCCAAACGGTGCGCACCTTGCGGTCCTCGAACAACTGTATGGCCTGCTTTTGTGTCATAGGAATGTAGTTTTATTTATTCCTTTTCTTTTACCTCCAGCACCGTCCCGCACTTCGGGCAGGTGATTGTGTTCGTCGGGTACGTTGCTACTCTTCCGCCTTTTGCTCCGCTTGTTGGAATCCAATTTTGCGGGCGGGTTTGCGTGCCTGCGGTATCTTGACCGACAACGCCGCAATAGCGTTGTAGATATTATCAAGCTCCTTGCGCATATCTTCCGACAGATCGCTGACCGCCTCGGCATTGTCGGCGTCCACCCGCTCCAGTAACGCCAGTTTCGCCCGAATTTCGGCCAACTCGGCCGTTACTGTCGTCGTGGTCGTGATGTAGTTCCGCATCGCTACGAAAGCACGCATAATAGCGATACTTACTTGTATGGCAACGGAGCTTTTCAAAACAGCCGATAACATAGAAACGCCTTGCTCGGTAAACGCATAGGGGTTGCGGCGTAAACCCATCGTGATGGAATTGGTTATCACAATTTGTGATTTCCAATTTTCAGTTTCGGCATCTGTCAGTTGAAACATGAAATCGGGCGGAAAGCGTTCGATATTACGCTTTACCGCTTGATTGAGAGCGCTTGTTGTTACTTGGTACAATTCCGCCAAATCACGGTCCAGCATCACCCGCTGGCCCCGTATTTCGTAAATCTTGCTTTGGATAGGTTGTAGTTCCATGGGTAGGTATCGTTGAGGTTATTCTGCCTTGATGGTTATCGACTTCCCGCAATGCGGGCACGTGATTGCTCCCTCTTTCGAAGCGGCGAAAAGTTCCGGCACTTCAACACCCAAAATATCGGCTATTTCTTGCAATCGTTTTAACGGCGGATTTCCGTTGTCACCAATTGCAATACTTAACCCCGTTTCAGTCATTCCGAGACGCGCCGCCAACTCTTTTGCGGTCATTCCTCGTTCCTTCAATAATTCTTTAACTCTCATTTTGACGTATTATTTGCCACAAATATATTGATATTCATATAAACAGCAAAAAATTTTAGTGTCAATTAAATTTTTATCTCAAAATATTTGCATTATATCAAAATATCATTTATATTTGCACCAAAAAATCAAAACAACAATTAAACAATACGGCCATGAAACTCTTAACTAAAGCAATTGAGAAGCAGTTGGCAAAGTACCCCATTTATTCACAAGATGGCAAAGGCGGCAAGGCACAGGTCATCTGCAAGTTCTTCAACCCCTGCGGCAGTCAGACGTGGTACATTCTCGAAGGCGAGAAGCAAGACGACGACTACATTCTCTTCGCATTGTTAGACAATATGGGCGAGCGAGAATATGGTTATGTGTCACTGAATGAACTTCAACGCGTTAGAACTCGCCCCTTTGGTCTTGGCATCGAAAGAGATATGTATTTCACACCTTGCAAAGTCAGCGAAATCAACTAATTGATTTATTGAATAAACGTCTAAAACAATAGAACTATGAACGCATTTGCATTTAAAGTGATCGACGCAATCAATCGTGATGGTATGGACAATGGCAGCTGGGGTCTTGTCAAAGACGTAGATAATACTGTCGCCTATTTCGGCACCAGAGAAGAAATCGAACTGAAAGGCCAGTGGGTGTAGATACTAATTGAAAAGTGCACCGTATTTTAATTGAAAAGAGCTCCATCCATACTTGTTACAAAATTACATATAAGTTTAAAATCTTCATTTATCTTGTCTCATTTTTTGTGTTTCTTTGAGCCTATAAGAGAGTCCGGTCATATTTACCAGATAGGCTTTATGTGTAAGCCTGTCGACCATTGCCGCTACAAGCACCTTGTCCTTTATGATTTCATTCCATCTGTTAAAAGCCAAATTAGTAGTAATGATTGTAGCTTTTTTCCCGGCCCTTAAGGACAAGTGGTTAAAAAGCAGTTCTCCTCCTTCCTTGTCACAACTGACATATCCGAATTCATCACAGATAACCAGATCGTATTTTTCAAACCGTAATTGCAACGCCCGCAGTGTCTTTGCGGATTTGGCTTCCCTTATCTGGGTAAGCAAGACAGGGACTGAAGTAAACAATACGGTAAAATCCTGCTGGCAGGCCTTTATTCCTAAAGCCGTAGCAATATGAGTCTTTCCCGTCCCCGGATTTCCATACAGGACTATGTTTCTTCCCTCCCTGATGAAGTCCAGTGTTTCCAATTCAGGCAATATTATCTGTGCCTCTTTGGGCATGTCTTCCATGACAAGTTCATGCAGATACTTCATTTGTGGGAATCCCGCAGATTTTATCCTTGATTTTCTTCTACATTCCCTTCTTCTGACACTTTCCTTTCCAAGCAATTCGGTCAAGAAATGCAAATGGCTCCAGTTTTCTCCGGCTGCCAATGAAAGGGTGTATTCCAGTTCCTCTTTGAAGGCCAGCAGCTTCAGTTCTGTCGCATAGTCATAAATGGTTTCTTTTTCTGATTTCAT